TCTTTACTTCTACCATTTTAATTTCTCCTATTATTAATTAATTGTTATCCATCACACGCAACACAATCAGGGTCAACTGCTCTTGTTGCGATATCACCTCTAAGAACAGATTCAGTTCTCATATAATACAACGTTTTAATTCCTTGTTTCCAAGCTTCCATAGTTACTTGGTTAATCCATTTCGGTGATGCAATGGAAGGGAATGCTAAATTTAATGAAACTCCTTGGTCAATGTATTGTTGTCTTACACCAGCTTGTTTAACTAAATCCATTTGATTGATTTCTTTGAAAGTTCTGAAAACATCTTTAACAGGATAAATCTTATCTCTATCTCCATTTTCGATTTCATTACAAAGTAACATTTTACCATCTAAGTAACACCACTTATCAAGTTCTTTAATACCTTGAACAGAACCACCATCGGACATTATCTGGTCCCATGTTTCTTTATTATTGATACCTGCTTTTCTTAAAACCTTTACTAACTCATTGTTCTTTCTAATGAAAGTTCCTTTTGCAGTTTGTTCGGTGAATACATTCGCCGCCCAAGGTTCAATACCAGCAGATACGTTTCCAGCTAATTTAGAGTTACTAACTGTTGGAGCAACTGCTCTTAAGTGAGTATTTCTAAATCCACTTTCTCTACACCAAAGAGGTTCACCATATTCTGATGCTAAATCTCTTGATGCTCTTTCTGATTCTATCTTTAACTGAGAAAAAATCTTACGAGTTTCAAATTGAGCTTCCATACCTTCAAATGGAACACCATTTTGTTGTAGGTAAGTGTGCCATCCTAAAACTCCCAATCCCAATGCTCTACCCTTTTCAGCAGATGCAACAGAGTTTTCGAATCCTCTCATGTTTTTAGCCTTTTGAATAAACTCAGAAAGTACTCCATCTAAGAACCAAGTTGCTGTATAAACTAAATCAGTATCTCTCCACTCGTTGTACTTAGCAAGATTTACTGATGATAAACAACAAACAAATGAATGGTTCTCATCTGTATGTAAAGTAATTTCAGAACATATGTTTGTCATATGAACTTTTAATCCATTTTTTTTGTACATTTCAGGATTAGCTTTATTGATATTCCCTTTGTACATGATGTATGGTTCACCAGTTGCTTTTCTTTTTTGTAGTAATTTTCCCCACTTTCTTCTCGCATCAGGTTCTCCTTGTTCGAGTTTTCTCATAAACTTATCACCTACAACTGCACATTGATGTAAGTTAAGTGATTGTCTATTTACATCTCCTTTAGGTTCTCTGATTTCTAACCACTCTTCGAAATCTTGGTGGTCAATATTAAGGTTAACTGAAGCAGCTCCCCTTCTTACTGAACCTTGGTTAGTTGCAAGTATTGTAGAATCGTATATCTTAGCAAATGGTACTACACCATCAGATGTTCCATTTCCACTAATTACAGAACCGGCTGGTCTGATTTGGTTTATTCCAATACCAACACCACCACCATGTTTTGCAAGTAACATCAATTCTAAGTTCTTATTTCCAATATCATATATAGAATCAGCAACATCAATACCAAAACAAGATATAGGTAATCCTCTATCAGTACCAGTATTTGAAAGTACAGGAGTTGCAAGATTTAACCAACCTTTCCAAATATAATCGAAGAATTTAGTTGCCATCTGAGGTTTGTTTAACCTTTGAGCTACTCTTGTTGCAACTCTCCAATACGCATCTTTTGGTTTTTCACCTGGTAACAAATATCCTTTTGATATTGTTTTAACATATATTTCTGTATTTGCCCATGAAGGGAAATCTACATCAAGTTCCCAACCTAAATCTGCTCCGTAGTTTGTTTTTGCCATTTTATATTAAATCTTTTTTTATTTTTTCTTTGTAGGTGTTTTCATCTATAAAACTATAAGTTCCTAAAATTTCTTCACCCTTTTTAATTTTCCTAATTGCAAGACCAGTTAAACTATCAATATTACCTAAAAGGCCTTTAGTATTAATTAAAGACCTTGGGTTTGTAAACAAAAAATTAGAATTTTTTGTTAATATAAATCTAACATCAGAATCATCATCTATAATATCACTCCCAAAGGAACGAAGTATATAAAGTAATACATCTTCAGGAAGTTTTTTTGCCAGTTTTAGTTTTACACTATACCAACCTGTTTTACCTTCCCATTTTGGGAAAACTTCGTCTCCCTTTTCTATATCAGTTAAAGCAAATAACCCAATTCCATGAATTTTACTAGGTTTTGCACAACTTTTTATAGAGTTAGAAATATACTCAAGTACATTCATACTCTTAGTTTAAAATAAATCTCCCCAATCTTCTCCTTCATTAGCCTTGCTGTAATCAGTAGGTCTAACTGCAAAGAAATCAGTATGAGTTAATCCACCAGTTAAGTGATAGAACCATTCTAATTTTTCTGCTTTGTTTTTATCGAATTCAAAAATAGATTCATACCCTAATTCTTGTAGTTTAGTATTTGTTCTTGCCTTAATGAATTCTTTTAAATCTTCTTTTTCAAGATTTTCCAAATCTCCTTGTTCAAAAATCATATCAATGAAGTTTGTTTCTAATTGTACAATTAGTCTTGATGCTTCAATAATTGATTCTTTACATTCATCTAATAACTCAGGATATTCATCACACATATGTCTGAATAATTGACAACCCATCTTAGAATGTAGAGATTCATCTCTTACACTCCATTTCATTTGTTGTCCAATACCTTTTAATAGATTTCTCATTTGGAATGAGTAGAGTACTGCAAAGGAAGAGTAGAGCGATACTCCTTCAGCAAATGCTGAAAATATCGCTAAGCTCCTACCTACTTCCTGTCTTGCTTTTGGATTTGTTGCCAAATCTTCATGTTTCCATTCTGCAGTAGTTGAAGTAAGGAGTTCAAACTTCTCAGCAACTGCAGGTTCGTGCAGAAATGCTGAAAAGTCATCTAATCCTAATGTTTCATTTAAGTATGAATATGCAGTAGCATGAATAGTTTCTTGAGAACCGAACATCATAGCCATTTGTTTGATTTCGTGTTTCGGAAACCAATCAGTAACCATGTTAGTCCAATAATCAGAAACTGCACATTCAGTTTGAGCAAAACCAAGTAAGATATTCCCCACTAGATTTTTCTCAGCTGGGGTTAAACGTTCATTCCAATCCTTTACATCACCCTGCATCGGTATTTCTGTATGTAACCAAAATGCTTGTGCCTGTTTTAACCAACCTTCTGTATAGTAGATTGGGTATTCGAATGGTTTAAATGGAATTCTTTCTTGAAATAGTTTGCTCATAGTAACTTATTATTTTGATTCTTCTACTGAAGCTTTTCTGTAATCTGTTACTAGTTTCTTAACTTCACCAATTGCTTTTCTTGCTCTTGATTTAGCTGCTTTTGAACCACCATTGTGTTCTGTTTCAAATTGAACGAATAAATCTTTAATCTGTTCAAATAGTTCTTGTGAATTTGCCATAAAATATTTAATTATTAATTGTTTTGAAGTGACCAATCATTTGGTCGTGTTTATAATTATAGTATATATTGAAAAACGAAATGATTTTTTTCATAATTTTTTTATCTTTTTCATTTTGTTATACTAAGTTATTCTTTTTTAATGTGTGTTATAATTTTTTGATACACTTATCTAGTATATTTTTATTAGGTGTAGAATTAATATCAATCCCAAATTTGCCTGTATAATCACAAGCTAATTCACTCCATGTAGATAATGATGTTTTAAATAATTCTCTAGTATTAGATAAACAATACAGGTCTAAAAAGTTCTTTGTATGTAATTCTAATGGAATTTCCCAACTAGATAATAAATCATAAAATTGATTTTTAAAAATCAAATTATCAGGATATCTATCAATCCATCTTTGAAAATCATTATCGTGTAAATCATGAGAAATATAAAATTTTTGATTTGGACTTTTTTCTAATATCAAATCTATCTTTTCAAAATAAACTTCATCTTTAATAAAATCAAATTGATAAAATTTCCAAGCTGGCATATCTTTTACTTTTAATCTAATATACTCAGAAAGTATATCATGATTCCAACCTTCAAATAAATTTAAATCAATTGAATTTCCATTATTTATTTTTACACCTCTACCTCTTCTAATATGAATACCAATACTGTTCTTAACAATATCTCTTATATCTTTATTTATATCCTTATGCTTAAACTGTAAGTTATTAATAAATCTTTTTGTATAGTTTGATGAGAAATCAGAAATTTGTCTTTGTGTAAAATCTGTATAATAATTCTTATCTTCTAATTTTAACTTACCATTTACAATATCTTGAACCATTTCATCAGTAATTGGTAAGTATTCATCAAAGTTAATTGTATCTGTTCTTAATACTGTTGTATTTTCTAATTCAAAACAGTTATTGGTTTCAGGATTTTGTTGAATATCAATAATAACTTCAAATTTATCATCATGTATATGATTTATAATTTTTAGTAATTCCCAACACAATAAACGATTACATAATCCTGTATCATTTAATTGGTCTTCTCCATAGATTTCATCCAATGGTCTATAAATTCCTCTATTATTTAAATCTGCTACAACTAATTTCATCTATCCCATATTCTCTACATACTTTTTATGTAGAAGTTTTTTTGTTTCTAATTGTCCACTAGCCGATTGTTTTGTTGCAATCACACCATCTGGTGATGTTCCTTCATATACTTCAATGTAACCTGTATTGGTATTCATCTTACAAGGAAATGTTATTCCATCTGGTCCGAATCTGTTTTTCATAATGTGAGCTCTTGCAGTATCATTAAGTTTATCTTTTGATTTTCTACTCCAACTCATAATGAAATCGGCGTTCATTACTTTTGCATAAGAATCTGCAATCTTATCTGCCTCAATAACTTCGGAATCAATTGCTGAACGGTTGGTCTGAGATGCAGTCCAAATTGGTATTTCCAATTCACCACTCATTCCACGAAGGTCAATATAAACCCCTCCTTGTTCCGCATAAGTAGAGTCTGACTTATTCGAATGGGAGAGTAGAAGGTCGGCATAATCTACAATGATAACATCGGGTTTGTTATCTAACGTAACCATTTTCTCAATATGTTGCTGTAACTTTTTTACTGTAACACCCTTTGGAGGAAAATATTTTATCAATAATTTCCCATTAAGATTTGTAATTTTTGCTTTAACTTCTTCTTTCTTTTCCTTCAATTCTGTGGAAGGTATTTGTGTAAACACAGTATCATATCTAGCACCAACGTAGTGCTCTGATAATTCCATTGTGTAATGTACTACACTCAAACCTTTCCGAACAGCTTCTGCACCGATTGCGGTGAGAATCCATGTTTTTCCTACACCCGAAGGTGCTACAACTACTCCAAGTTCACCAGGTCCTAATCCACCATCCATCAGTGCATTAATTGGCTCCCATTTAGTTGGAACTGTTGTTCTATTTAGTTCTTCGGCTCTTAAATCAAAGTCCTCTATATAATCCATACCTAAGTTGGTTTCATTACCAACCTTCATAGCCGAATCTACTAAATCTTTTATTCTATCATACGAACCAGCTTGTAATAAATCTACTGATTGTAAGATTACTCCTTTTAAATTTTGATTAATACAGAAATTCTTAAACTCATCCTTTATATAATCTAAATCTACATTACCAATATTAGTAAAAACGTGTCTTAGTTGTTCAACAACAGTTTTCTTTAAAACTTCGTTATCTACTTTTGATAATTGTGATTTGAATACATCGAGTGTAGGAGGTTTTTTATATTCTGAATGATACTGAAGTATTTCTGAAACAATCCACTTGTTTGCATCGTTCTCAAAGAACTTTTGAGTGGTTATTTCTGAAATAGTATCTAAGAACTTGCCATCAACCAAAAGTGATGATACAACCTTCGATTGAAATGATTGTCCATATTTTGATAATGTATCTACTTTTTGTTCTTGCATTGACTCTTTTTTAAAACTTATACAAATATACGAAATTTATTTTTAATATCCAAATTAATCAGTAATTAAATTTCCAAATGTTATTTTTAACCAATCATTTATATCACCAAAACTACCCAATGATTTATATTTTAGTAATATTTTCATAAAATCCATTTTATTTAATGGTTTAATTGGTTCGTTAAACCTATCTAAAGTTTTCATTTTAATTTGGCCCGAAATATCAACATCATCTAACTGCATTAAATCTTCATTAAGTAAGATTTGTCTTTTAGATTTAAGTATATCTTTGTATATTTTTATTTTTCCTTTTGTTTCCTCTACTTTTACCTCAGCTAATTCTAATAAATCATCTACTGATAATTTCTTTTCTTCGGTAATTTCAGGAAATCTTTTTACTAGGGTTTTAATTCCACACCCATATACACCAGGTATGTTATCTGATTTATCCCCATCTAATACTCTGTATAATAAAAGATTTTTAGATTCTATTCCATATTCTTCTTTTACCATTTTTGTATTATACATTTTCTTTTTAGTAGGTGACCAAACAATTGTAGTATCATTAACTAATTGAAGGAAATCCTTATCAGTTGACATTATCACCGCTTGTTCATCTTCTTTTAAAATATTTGTGGTTATATAAGCCATGATATCATCGGCTTCAACACCATCGTATATCATAGTTGTAAGAGGTAATCCATCTAACATTTCGTTTAACCAAACGAATTGTCTTTTCATAGATTCTCTTTCATCCTCATCGTTCATCAAATCAGCGTACTGTCTGTTAACTCTGAGTTTGTTTTTATCTCTTTGTGCTTTATAACCACTAAATACTTTTTTTCTTCTTTTAGAACCACCCTGTCCATCAAAAACTACAACAACACGAGATGGTTGAGTTTGCCTAATTGCATATCCAATAGATTTTAGGGCTCCTGTTACACCACCAATATGGTCTCCATCCTCATTCATAGTGGGGATAGATGACCAACATCTGATAAATGTATTTAACCCATCAATAATTAATACACGAGAATTCTTGTGTCTATTGATATTATTTTCTCTATCGGTCTCAACCGAATCTAATATGTTCTTGTAAAGTTCTTTCATTATAATACAGTTTTTCCGTCAAAGTAAGTTTGTAATGTTCCTATTCTATCATCTGCATCTACTAACTTAATCAGAGCTTCCTCTGCATTTTTGTAGAAATCTTCAGTAGAATGGTCACCAATACCAACTGCTTTTGAACCCAATAGTTCTAATGAAAGTAGAGCCTTTGCTTTATCAGCTTTGGCACTACTCATTAACATTTCATATAATTTTGCATCCATAGTTTTACTCGTTTATACCAGCACCTTTGGTATCTATTTCCATATTATCAATATCGAGAGTATCTCCTTTATATTGTAAGATTGTTTCTTCACATATCTTTTTATAAATTTGTTCTCTAAGTTCTTCATTCTCACCCATCAAAGGAATAAAATCTTTTGATTGAAATTTGAATTCTTCACCTGTTTCAGTATCAACATATGCATACCATGCACCAGCTTGTTTTACTAGTTTATTTTCTTTCATTACAGATAACCATGAACCATAGTTATCAATACCTCTATCGAAGAAAATTTCAAAATCAGCTGCCCTTAGAGGTGGGCCCATTCTGTTTTTTACAACTTGACAACGTACTTTCATACCAACTGTCTTATCCTTACCATTTACCTTCATCTTGATTTGTCCCATATTCTTTAACCTTAATCTTACAGATGCATGGAAAGCCAAAGCTTTTCCACCACTTGTAGTCCAAGGGTCACCGAACATAGCATTCATCTTCTGTCTTAATTGGTTAGTAAATACCAATGAGATTTTCTGTCTACCAATCATATTGGTAATCTTTCTCATTGCCTTCGAGATAATAATAGCTTTATCAGTAGCATATCCATCTTTCTTGTAATCTGCCGCTAATTCATTAGTTGTAGAAGCAGCCGCAACTGAATCTACTACTATTGTTACTATCTTATCTTTGGAAGTTTCTCTAACTTTCTCAATGATAGTTTCTGTGAAATCAAAGATTTGTTCAACCGAATCAGCTGTAACATAAAGAAGTTTAGAAACGTCAACACCGATTGCTTCTAAAAATTCTCTACTTACTGCAGTTTCTGTATCAATAAGAACAGCAACACCACCTTGTTTCTGTGTTTCCGCAAGGAGGTGTGCTGATACTAATGATTTTCCTGATTGTTCTAATCCTGTGATTTCAGTTATTCTACCAACAGGTAAACCACCATAAGGACGATTTGAGACAGCCACATCCAACATTGCACATCCAGTCGATATCCACCCATCTACATTTGTAGGAGCTTCATCATCATTAAGAAAAAATGCTACTTTGGAATCTTTCGATTGTTTGTTAAGTTCACCCGCCAGAATATCTGCCAAGTCAAGCTCTTTTGCTTTCTTTTTCGCCATTAAATTGGTTTTTAGTTGTTAAATAAATCATCAAATGCAGCCGCTACATCATCAGTTTTCTTCGATGAAGATTCTGTTGTTGTAGTTGGTGCAGGTTGTGCAACCGGTTTACTTTGTGATAAGGTAGATTGAGATACAGTTTCTTTCTCACCTTCTCCACTTGGGTTTAACCAACCTTCTAATACTGATTTTAATTCATCATAAGATAATTCAGAATATAAATCTGTAATTTCAGTTTGTGATTCTAAAAATTGAGTTACTTTAGCTTCATCCTCAGTAAGAGCTGATGCATTTGGTTTAACTCTAATAGTAGTAGTTGGATAAGTAGTTCCAGCTTCTTCTGCTGATTTGTACTCGATTGTTAAATCTCTACCACTTGTTGGGTCTGTAATATCTCCATAATCAGGGTCAGCAATGTAACCTAAGATTTCTTGATATACAGTTTTACCGAATCCCCAAAATCTAACTCCTTCACCTTCTTCTCCTCTTACGATAACAGGAACAAAAGTTCTCAACTTAGGCTCCATAGCCTTGGCTGCTTTCCAATCTTCTTTATCTCCCATTCTTTTTAGTTTATCCGCAAACTCTACAATAGGGTCTGGTCTACCAAATGATTGTGGTGATAAATAAGTTTTGTTGTTAATGTTATAGTGAAAGTACAATTCGATGAATGGATTATCTTTTTCGAATTGGTAAGGAACGATTCTCACTTGGTGCTTACCAGGTGTTGGTTTCCATAATGAGTCTGATTTCCTTTGTGTGTTTTGTAGTTTGTTCAGTCTACCTCTGATTGCGTTAATGTCTAAAGCCATGATTTTTACCTTTTAGTTTTAATTAATTTATTTTTTAAGTTTAAGTTTTGAGTGCTAAACTTATTAACACTCGGTGTATATATAAATATAAAGAAATCATAAAAAACACCGAATTTTTATAATTACTTATTAACAATTTACTTAGCCCATTTCCCACTTGAAACCAACTGAGCAATGATACCATATACTGATAAATCTTGGAAGGTATCTTCACATGATTCACCTATATTATCTTGTTTACCTAATACAACTAATTGTTTTAATCTTTGAATCTTATCATTCATTCTAAACCAAAGACCTGTAAGAGATACTTTCTTTTCATCTTCAGTTTCTAAATTACTACCAACAGAAATATTATCTGGTCCATAGTTAGATTGTTTTAAACAAAATAATTCATATTGTGTAAACATAATTCTTTTAAACTCTGCCGTCATTTCAGGCCATTGTTTTTCCATTTCTTCTACAACCTTTGGGTTATCATATTGTAAAACCTCATCATATTGGGGTTCTACCTTAATTGGATTAAAACTGTGTTTTTTACTTTTAGTACTTAATACTTTTTTTCCTGCCATTTATTTAAATTTTAATTTTGTTATACAAATATACGAAAGTTTTTTCAAACTTCCAAGTCTTTTTTAATTTTTTTTTTATTATATGAATAATTTATAATCTTTTTCGTAACTAATAGCTTCAATCTCATATGGGTGAGTTACATAATCATATCCCATATTGTAATATCTTTTAAACCAAGATGGTGATTGTAAGTAGTGGATGTATTCGTGAATCAAAGTTTGTATAACCATTTTTTTACTTTTCATCTGTGGATAGTAAACTGTGATTTCATTCATCATACTACAATACTCAGCATGACACTTATCTTCTTCACCTTGAGCACCTTCCTCACCACTATACTTCTCATAAATGTTTTTATGAGTTTCTACATAAGGAGTACATTCTTGGAATTTAGAGAATCCATAGTGGTTCTCTATCTTAGGGAAAATTTCTTTGATTATTTTATTAACTGTTGATTCTTTCATAACTCTCAATCTTACACTACTAATATACGAAATATATTTGAATTGACCAAATATTTTAACACTTTTTTTAGCTATATTCTATTGAAATTAAATAATTGTAAAGTGGTCCACAATCCTCATCATCATCAACAAGATTTTCTGTGAGTGTGAAGTAACCTGGCAGTATATCACTTAGTTCTACCATATCTATTTTTTTCCAATATCCAAATCTAAGTGTTAATCCTTCTGTATCATATCCGATTTCAAAATCAGATGAACCATACCATTCTCTTATTTCTTTAAATTTTTTATATCCTATTCTCATATTTTATATTTTAAAAGTTATCTCTCATTGCATTACCCATCAACATTTGTGAAGTGTTAGCAATTCCCCATTTTTCATTTGAGAATTCTTCTCTACAAACATCCATGATTACGTTTGAAACATCTTCGTTCCATTCAATCCAACCCAAATCTTCTGTTTCTAATCTGAACCATTTGTTTTGAAAGTCATTACCTGCGAAAGTAATCCACATCATTTGGTCTTTAGATTCCCAAGATTGTAGTTTTTGTTTGAATTTACTTCCATTACATGATAACCATCTAAAGTTACCATCTTGTTTCAATAAATTTACTGAAGAGTTTTTGTCTAAATTTTTCATATTTTAAGGCTTTTAATTATACCTCAATATACAAAAATAAGCAATACAAGTCAAGTAAAAAGTGTTAAAGTTTTGTTAAAATTATTTTTTGTTAAATTCGATTACCTCGAAGATTCGTGTAGAAATTTTCTTAGTTCCTTCTACATTGGTAACGATGATTGAGTTTTTGAATTTATCCCAATCAATAGAAAATGATTTATCCAATACACCATTGTTTTCTTCTTTTACTAATTCGTTAAGTGCATTGATTGTGTACAAAGTATTACTTTGTTTTTTACGATGCACTAAAATAGTATCAGATAATGGTCTATCTGGTTTTACAGATGTATCAATATTATATGTAATAAATAACTCATCCAAATTACCCTTATTCTGAAGTACATAAATATAGTTATAAACTATATGATATGTTTCTCGAATTTCTTGCAGAGTATTCTGAAGTTGCTCTTTGGTTGTAAAAGTACAGAGTAACTGTGTTTGCATATATTTCCTATCTCAATTATAATTGGTCACCTATAAATATAATTGAATTTTACCAAAATGTTAAAATATTAACTAAATGTAATGTACCTCGAATTAGAGTTATGTACGAGGGGTTTTATTCAAGAGGATTCTTTTTATTTTTCTTTTCACCAGTACCAGTTGCGAGTATTCCACCACCCTGTCTACCACTTGTTACAAACAATCTTGATGAGAATCCCCAATTAGATAAATCTGTCATATCAGTATCACCAGGGTCGGTAGTTGCACTTTGATAATCATTATCTTCATATGATTGGTGATTCCATAACAATGATGGCATTCCCTTACCTTCTTTTACACTTGAAGCAAATGAAGTCATTCCCATAAATTCAAGTGGATTACAACCCGATGCTAAATTTGCATTTGAATGTTTTCTTTCCTCATCACCCTTTGTAGTGTAGTTACCATCATCAGTACCTGTCAAAGATTTAGTTAGTTTAGTTCTATCAATACATTCTTCAAATCTATTTTGAATGTTATTTTTTTTCATCCAACCCTTTATATGTTTTTGTAATCCAATTCTAATTGATTTTTCTGTTGGTGGTGGTGTTTTATCTCTTTGTTCCTTCATCCATCTTTCAACTTCAGAGTGAATTTCATTATTAAGTTTATGTAGTTTTTCACTATCTGTTACAACTTCATTCATACCAGATTGTTCAAGTATTTTATCAAACTTATCTTTATCTTTAACAATATCATCTCTTACTCCAAAAAGATAACCATCTTGCCCAACATATTTACCATTTCTGGTTCTAATATCTTCTTTTCTTGCTTGAAATTCTTCATCAGTTTCATCTGACTTTCTTTCAGGTTCTGCGAATCTTGCCATAGATTGAGATTCACCAGGAAATCCATATATTTCAGTTTGTTTACTTGAACGACCAAACTTTACACTCACACCTGCAACTGCTTCCATCTTTGCACCATTTCTGGTAACTACAATTTTATCACCACCAGGAAAAGAACCATTTGATGGCATATAAACTTCATCACCAGCGGCTATTTCTTGTGTTACTAAAGCATTTTCTGCAAATTGTTTTGCCATACCAGATGCAATATCAGGATGTGATTCGTGAATATCAATCATAAGTTTACGATTTAATTCTTGTACTTTTTTCTCAGCCTCTTCAGATGGTATTTCATTTTTCAATTTATTCATTTCTTCTTTATATGAATCTATTGATTTTACAATATTTCTAAATTTTTCTTTATCTGATTCAGAAACATTTGGGTCATTAATATATTTCTGTGATTGTTGTTTTACTTTATCAAACGAATCGTTATTATTAATTAGAAAATCATAATGTTTTCTTTTATTTTCAGGTGAATCACATGGAATCATATTACCATCAGCATCAGCAGGCCCTTCTAACGAATGCATTGATTCTTTTAAATCACCTAATGCAGTATTTTTCTCAAAGATTTGAGATACTAATGGGTCTGTAATAGTAAGAGGATTTCCATTAACATCATAACCAGGATTGTTAGGGTCTTTTCGTTTACCTTTTGTTATTGGATTTTGTCTTGTCTTTTCTCGTTTAGTTTCTCCACCTTCAATTTTAAAACTTGGTTTTGCAGCTTTTTCGAATTCTACTTTAAGTGCACTTTCACTTTTTCCACCAATACTATTTGTTGAAACTTTATTATCATCATCAAGATATTTATTAAGTTCATTTGTAAGGTGCCTCATTCCATCATTAGCTGACCAACTTTTACCCCCACCTAATGAAGTTTCTATACTTCTTGGAACTTTACCACCATCATAGTTCTTCTTAATGTAAAGTTTTACTTTCTTTGGATTTCCATCTTCATCAATAGTTTCAGTATTAGTTTTTAAATCATAATCTTCTTTTAATTGTTGTGCAATTTCTCTTTTTCGTTCTTCGGAAGTATCATTGTTTAAAAACTCATCAGTTAAATTACTAAATTTATCCATGTGTTGAATTTCTTCTTCTGATAAATTTGGGTCATTTGATTTTAATTGTTCACTATTTATTTTTTTACTAACTCTTCTCGCAGATTGTTGACTTTTAGATAATTTTTTCATTATCTGTTTTTCATCTGATTTCGAAGAAGATGCATCTTTTTTCTTTTTTGCGGGGTCTCCATCTGGTAGATTTTTTTTGTATTCATCACCACCATCTCCTGAAAAGGCATTTGTTTTTGGTTCTTCTTGGTTTCCTTTCTCATCATTACTCCCTCCACCTTGTTGATTTTGGTCTGTATTAGAAGCGGCCTTTTCTCCATCATCTCCTTGTGATGATTTTGTTTTGTCGTACTCATCATCTGATATTGGTTTTATACTACCACTATCATCTTTTTTATATTTCTGAGCATTATCCTTTTTTTCATCACCTTTCTTTACATATATTCCAGCACCAATGTGAGAATATTGTTTATCTTCACCTTCAGTATCATCTTCGTTGGTAAGAAATTCAAAAATAGTTTGTTTTACATCATACTCACCCCATTCTGAAAGGATTTCTGACATGATTGATTGGTGTTCCTTATTATGTATATTAGGAATCCCTACTCTATATGAGAGTTCTCTTACTAACTTATCTATTACTTTTTTATAATCCATACTATACTATAAATATTAAGGTGCCGAGTTCTTGTAAGAATGAGAGTTTGGTAGAGAACTTGTTAATCCCCATTTATGTGCAAGATAACCTTCTGCTTTTATTAAATGTGTTAAATCAGTACCACTTGTACCAGGTATATTTGCTACTGCAAAGAATTCACCTAATTTACCATCCAA